CACTATGGTTCTTGCCCTCTGGGTCTCTCTCATCAATCCCAGACATGACTTTTATGTATATTTCGCGGGCCTTTCGATGGCCACGTAGTGCGCGATCTTGGCTCTCTTGATTCGTGTCGGTCATCCAGTTCTGAAACAGAAGTCCTACGCGAGCACTATACGCAGCTTCCACACCCCGTCGGTCGAGCCTATCAAGTTTCTTATCGTAAACAGAGGGTTTCAGCGGAGGTACATCACCACTAGCGTCGTCAAGGAAGAAGATGGCGGTTAGCGTGAACACCACCGTAAGGACCGCCACCGCCACCCCACTTGGATTCATAGCATCTGTTCCAGTGCCTTCGTCGCGATTTCGATATCGCCCTCGAGCAGCTTCAGGTCAGACTGTAACTGCTCAGTCTTAGTCTCGGGCGGTGACATCGACGTGAAGTACTTATCGAACACACGTCCAAGGTGACGCTTGACTGCGTTGTCCAGTTCGAGGTCTAGTTCATTCGCTAGATTCATGTTGGAAACTCCACTTCTACTTCGTCATCGGTTTCAATTCCCAGTGCTTCCATTAGGCCAGGAGAGAGATCGGCTACCCGTCCTGTACCTGCATTCGGCCCCCAATCGGCAGGGTACGCAGAGTGTTCGATCCCGGTACCTATTGCTCGAACGATTGCTTTCCTACTCAGTAGCATGGCTCGCGGCGTTCTCTTATAGTCCCATCGACAGGCAATGTAGAACACTTCAGGATCGAGTCGTCGCGCTAGTCCTGTCGTTCCACTAGGTTGATATGGCAGGAACAAGTGCGGTGCCTGACTTATATCGGTAATGAAAGCAAGTCCCTCATCAGGTGCGACGCCTGTATCGTTCGGGCCACCGAACCACGAACACGGTCCCTCTGTGCCAAACACTGGAACCGTATTCGGAGGAGGCTCTTCGTCCAACAGAGCCGCCCATGTCTGTTCCCCTACTACACCATCCACCTCAAGTCCCTCAGACCGCTGGAACTCCTTGACTAGAGATTCAGTGGTGGTGCCGAAATCGCCATCGATCCATTTAGGTAGCAGTTCCTGCAATCTAACAACGTCGGGGCCGGTGCTCCCCTTTCGCAACACAGGCAACGAGGTCGAGGGCGGATCGATTGGAAGCGGAATTGGTTCACTTTTTGGCCAAACCAACGCAACAACATTCGACTTAGGAAACGGGGCAAGGTTAATGGCGTCAGACTGGTTCCCTCCACGACACATGTAGTTGGTTCCACTCGTGCTTTCGTAGAACGTAACATGTCCTCCGCCCGAACGGGTAAGTACCACAACGCATCCGAGCCTGGGTACTTTAAGAACACCATAGTTGGGGTCGTCTGCCCAACTCCTTGCCCACAGAAACCTATCCGTATCTGTACTTCCAAATGGGGGTCGTACACCGACAGTTGCCATGCAGTCAGCCGCCGCGAGTCCGCACCAGGGGATTGAGTCATGGCTGTACCCATTACAGTAAGATTCCATCTCAGGGTAGGCTCTAGCGATGTTATCTGCCATAGCCAGTATCTTTGTCTCGTCTGGTGCACCTGGCTTCTCTGATAGCCCATTCATCGAGCGCATCCTTAGGAGCCAAAGAGGAGCTTCATCAGTCATGTGTGACTCACACTACCTATTGAACCGGCTTCTACCAGACGTATCTTCGACTGCATTGTTCAGGATCAAGCCAAGCCGCTGCTCAAGCTGATCTTTAACTGGACCACGTGCGATTGCCAAATATGGCTGACATACTTCTTCCCAAACAATATTCAGGATATTGCCTGGAATCACGTAGAACGACGCTGGATTGAACCTTGGCTTTGGGTCTGCCATCATATTCCCCTTTGTCTTGATCGTTGATAGTCATCTATGCTCATTTCCTGCCAGAAAGACCAGCTAGGTGGGAGCATTTCCTCTGGCACTTTGATCTCGCTAGGATCAGGTAGCTTACTGAGCATGTATTTTAGTGTGTTCATAGCATGATCGTTATGGTCTACTGGTTCATCGATGTTCTTGCCTTGGTTATCTCTTTTCCAGTAGTAGCTCATCACTTCGTCCAAGAACCACGGGAGTTCTTCAGCAATGTAGAATAGTGGCCCAGGACGCTCCTCAGTGACCAAATGTGGCGTCTTAGGAGTGCCAGCGATATACGAATTAACCTTAGCGATACCAGATAGGATATCACTGCTCCCTGGACGGACATTAAGACCACTATCCTTGAGAATCTTTGCGATCGTCGTGCTTCTGATGGACTGACCAGCAACGACGATTCGCCGGAAGATTGCAGGGTCCGCAATGATCGGCTCATGTGTATGTAGCAGTCCTGCATATCGTGCCCTTATCTCTCTTATAGTATTACCATGCTGCATAATGTCAAAATTAGGATGATAAAACCCGTCCAGTACAATAACTCGCCCATAATCATCAACAAACCCAAGCATGTAACACGTGGGTGTGACGATCCCAAAGTCGTAGCCTTCGATTGATTTGACCTTAACGTGTCGTCTTTTACAATCTGCAAGATGGTCAAGGATCACCTCTCTCTTTATAACGTGACGAGACACATCGAACTCAGGGTGTACTAGCCCTTCGAATGCTGCCCACTTCCCGAGCAGGTACCTCTCACGCATCTGTCCTTTGTACGTCGTCTCAAGCGTAGCGATAAAGTCAGGCTTAAGATTGGCCTTATTGGCATAAGTGTCGCTCTCGCACAGCTCGATAATTGGCGTGTGAGTCACACTATCTACGAGCAGTTTGTTCGAGAAGATCTTCTTGTCACGCCAGTCGATATACGGCTTGATCAGTTCGTGATACGCCCAGTTCTGACTAGGATTGAGCGTCATCATTAACCATCTTGGACCGTCACTCGGCATGGTAGCGTCTTCTTCTCCTTCTTCCACACGGTAAGGGGTGTCTCCTCGCAGCCGTCCGAGCAGATCAAGGAAGTCTTTATGCGTGATGCCAGGGTCGTCGATTTGATCCAGTCCAATCCAATCGTACGTAGCCGATAGTAGGTTACTGGTCGTGGTCCCGTCTTCATTCGTGCTCTTACCTCGTTGGGCCACATATCGAAAATGTACGACGCTTCCGTTGATGAGATACGCACTATTATCCTCCTGGGTTGGCTTCTTCTTGATCCAGTAGCCAGGGCACCACTTAAAGAACTCCTTTCGCAGCGTGTCATTCAGCTTGGGGTAGGTTTCTCGTCCAAGTAGTCCCATGCAGCCAGGGTAGGCTTTCAAGAGCATCAGGGACTTGATCACAAGACCAGTCGTCTTTCCATTCGCAAACCCACCCCCAAAAATCTGAACCTTCGCGCGGCTTTGTTGGAAACCATGCTGGGCCGACCCTTCTTGCAAACGATAATTTGGCACGCATCACCTCGACACTTTCCGTGTTGGATAGAAATTAGCCTGATCGAAGTTTCTCGGAGCCATTCCCTCAACTAGGTGGTAGTTTTCAGCCCCTGGTCCATAGTAGAAATCGTTGTTGTGCATGCCACCGATTACACGATTGATGTATTCCTGTGGAGTGAGTTGACTAAGATCTTCATCTCCCATCGTGGTCTGCAACATTCCAAGAGCTGCTTCTAAGCTCGATTGGCTTCTACGATCCTCTATGTTCCCTGAGAAGCCACCACTAGGGTTAGGATCTTTCATCCATGCCGCTGCGCCTGCCTCATTCGTTAGCTTAGGTAGGTCGCGCCAGTAGTGTTGGAGCCCTACCGTATCCATACCACTGTAAGCTTCGTCATCCGTTTCTGGAATTGCATTCATTCCAGGGGACATCTCAGCCTGATCGTTCCAACCGAGTTTAGGAAAGCGTTGGTTGATCGTTTCCTGCACGCTACCTACCGGAGCATTCTGGCGAGCTAACTGTGCTGCGATCCAGTCATCGACCTCAGGGTCTTCATAACCGACCGCAGGGACCGTTATCTGTAATGGTTCAGCCATCTTGTGTGACTCACACTACCTAACAGGACTTCCAAAGACGTGAAGACCAAGGAGGCCAATGAGGATAAACAGGACTAGCCAGCCACCAAATGGTCCCCATGGACCGACACGATCCCTATACCAAGGGCCGATACCAAGAAGGCCAAAGACCCCAAAGATCACGTAGATCAGCCAGAACCAAATGTTCGCGCCCATCATTTCCTCCTCTTCGGCGGCTTGTTGCTTAAACCTGCCTCGGACAACGCAATTGCAATCGCCTGCTGTCGATCCTTGACGATTGGCCCTTTCGCACTTCCACTGTGAAGCTGTCCATGCTTGAACTTGTGCATTTCGGTGTGTACTGCCTCTTTCGGGGACTGGCCTTTGACTGGCATGATATCACCTGATTCGTATTCTTGGTCGACTAGACTGGTAACTTGCTGTGGCAGTTTCCATGGAATCGTAACCATCAAGATAAAGCGCCGCAGCATAAGCAGGAATCAACTGTTGCTGAGTAGTGAACTCCATATGTTCAATCGCATCGTATCGCTCCATCAACATCTCCCAGCGTGGGAAGCAGCGTTGATGATATGGGTAATTCTCACGGAACGGCAGTGTAGGATCAATTGTAGCCATCTCAGGATCAGCCTGAGGTTCAGCTATGCGGTTAATAAAGCTCTGGCCGAAGAATACAGGCAAGAATGGATAGTTGTTCGCCCAGCCTTCACTACATAGCCCAATTGGAAATGTCTGATTATTATAACGAGAGTCTATGTGTAGAGTCTCCAGGAGATTCCGGACTCCAATCCCTTTAGTCATACAAATACCCATTTGGTTTGCGCCATGGCGATGTTGCATTGCATATTGCATAGCACGTCGGCATCGCCGAGCGTTTGTCATATCGCCGTCGCGCGCAAACGCTATAGCGCCAATTGTCAAGCTTGGCATATTATCAATGAAATTATTGGCGCCTCCAAAGCCCATAGACCAGAACCCAGGATACTGGCCGTTAGCATATGTTACGTCAGGAGCCTCTTGATAAAGACACCACGCACTGAGGGCTCTGTCTTTAATTAGTGCGATGCAAGCATCACGAATGGTTGAATTTGCACCAGGAGCGTTAGCGTACTCAAAACTGCCATACAGATTAGCTGGTGCAGACGCGCCTGGCGGGAAGAGTGAGTCACACACGGTTTTGTACGTTGTGAGTCCTGTTAGGTAAAAGAGTGCTGCAGCAGCATTAGGGTACCATGTCGGAAACTGCGAAGCTAAGGATGCAATAGTCGCATTATATTGCGCAGTCGTCCACTGTGCTCGAGTCTTCACAGGTAGATAATGAGCATCACGAGTAGTCGCATCTGTATGAACTAAAACAGCCCAATCATAAGCTGCAATGGCGGACGCCTTATATGTATTCGAGAGCGCTGTATAACCCATAGTGGCTAGGATACGTGCAAGTTTCGCTGCAACGAAGACATACTGTATGCTCGTTATGTGGTCTGGATACCAAGTGTAGACGGACATAGAAGTGTTCCAGCTAGTTTCATAGCCTGGAATACCTTCGCCGTAGTTCATGCCTGCACTTACTGCCCCGCTGCCCTGTTGGCTCTGCCTAACCTGCTCTATGCCCCAGATCACTTCAACAATCGGTGAAGGCAATCCGTTCGTTCCCGCAAAGATCGTTGGATCAAGCCCTATCTCCAGACACGTTGGAATACCGTAATTTATAGCCAACCTGCTAGTCGAATTTAGAAACTCGAATGTTGTGAGTATCTGCGACCACCCTCCATGCGTCTCCGGAAAGCGTACGTCCCAGTCTCCTGCATCCGAGTGTCCTCCGTAAGCAGGGTCTTCGACGGACGTGATCCAGGGTTCATAGCCCCCACCTGCACCTACCGGATAGCCTGCGTCGTGAATGCCATTCGTAGTACCTGCAAGGCTGTAGCCAGACATAGCATACGGAACGTAACTCTTATAGACCTTGTATGTGGACGTGTTTCTAAAGTTAAGCGGTCGCGTGTAGCCAAAACGACCATCTTGCACACAACCCATTCGTTGATGGTAACAACCCTTAGCATATACTGACGCTACAGTGTTCCAAATTCGGTCGTCGATAATTATAGGATCAGAGACCCCGATGCCAGGAAGCCATATGTAGTACGTGCCTGGCGATAAGGTTGCAGTAGAGTAGTCCAATCCATAGACGTATGTCTGCGAGCGATTTCCATTCATGTTGACTCGGAAGCATAGGTTTCCCTTATTTCCCGAGGTACTCTGAGTAAAGTCACTGAAGCCTGTACTGTTTACTCCAACAAGATCGAAGCTGTTACCTGACTTGTTCCCTACAGTATGAAAAAGCTGATTTCCTCCAGGAGCGTCAACTTCAGACATGCCGCCATTAGAGGCAGCACCCGCGGTATAGTGAGTCATACCAACACAAACGACCCTATCACCATTAGACAAGCTTGACGCATCGTCTACTGTTACACGAGCTGTCGTAGCCTTTGTGATCCCGCTTATCTTCATTGGCTTAGGCTGAAACACCTCATACGGAACTTGCTCTACATGCTGCGGCGCATCAAACGAATGACCCTCGACCGATGTCGGCGTCGCACGCTGCACCGGGGCACCACTAGAGGTGAACACAACCGTTCCAGCCGCATTAATTATGTACCAGTTTGCGATACCGGCGAAGCTAACTTCACCATCTGTACCTTTGCCAGGAACCCACTCACTCAGGTACGCAAGCTTACCTACATCATTCGGCCTGTGACCACTTTGGTCAACATGAATGGCACGACATCGTGTCGATTTCTCCTGGAACGTGAACGTGTAAGCATTAATCGAGGCTCCTGGAGGAAACGTAATAGTGTACGAAGACCCAGACGTCAGTGTTCCGCTGAGCTGAAGATAGATTGTATGCTTAAACGAAAGACAAGGTTGCTGAAAATTCGTTCCAACAAACATTCCGCCACCACCACTATACGGCTTTGTTTTAAGGTACATACCCGTAACCGTAAGCCCTCCCGTAATGCCATAATTCGCAGCGACCTTTGCCGCCTCACGATCTAGATACGTCGTCGAACGAATGTCTGAATATCTTCGCGTTTTACCATCACGGCCGACGAGCAAGCACCATTGAGGTGTACCAAGAATGGGATGCGTCCGCTGTACAAACGTGTTAGGGTCTATAAGAACGCCACCTGAGGTATATGTGTTCGTAAACACAGAACTCTGCAAATCGATCGTGCCTGAGCCCGAACGTGACGCTGCCCAATGCCGGTTTGCCTCAGTTGTACCCACAGTGCTATGAACAACTATACGGTTCAGCTCACCAAGATACGCGGCAGACTGTCCAAAGAACGCCGCCCCACCAGTATACGCATTCACGAAGGCTGAAGGAATGCCGCTGTCCACTTGTTCTGGGAATTTGGAGAACCTATTCTCCAGAAGTATGTGCGTCCCATCAACAACAGTAAGTTTCCAGTTCGACCATTCATCAGTGCAGTTAGCCTCAATGCATCCGCGAGCACCACGAATGCCACAAAGCTGGCCTGTAGTGTAGCCTGCGGTACTCCACACAGTGCAGAGAATTTTTCCTCCTGCACCTGCTCCCATAGCTTGAATGTACGTCGCACCCACATTAGCTGCGAACGTAGTCGTCAGCCGAATATGGCCATGGCCATTATTCACCGCTCCTGTGATAGGGTATGTGCCTGTCCCCGAATCAGGTGAACTTAATACCTCGGTGTACCCCTGAATTACAGGCGGATCGACCACTTCCACACATATCAGTGCATTCGTCCTGTTGTCCACTGTGCTGAAATCTTGAACGGTAAAAGTCGAACCTCCTCCCCCTCCGCCGACGTAGTAAACTTCGGTCAGTGAGGTAAAGTAGATAGTATTAGCAGAAACGGTGCCACCAACATCAGTCGTTGCAGCAACATCCCCCGATGTAGCTGCACCAGTGTATCCTGTAACACCAGAACCAGTAGAACCGAAGCCTCCACTAATGGAAGCATGCACGCGAATGACAAGCGGCTTGGTTTTATTGAAAGCATAGGTTACCTCGTCGCTTGTCACTAACGCTTGAGGAAAGCCCACAGACCCAGTTACGTTTCCACCAAATGTTACTTGTACTTGTGTACCATCGAAGTCCCAAGCATCTCCACTACTAGCAGCATGCCCAACATACATCTTATCCCAGGTGACACCGCTAGTATTACCTCCCTGAACAGTTATACGCAGCTTACTCCCCGTTGCTGGAACCGAACCGTCATAGGCAGCTACAGGGACAACTTGTGATAGAGTCTCGGTTGAGGCTGTTCCAATCGACGAGTTCAACGTGATGTTATGAAGAGTGAACCAATTAGCCTCGGGGGTAAAAACCTCGACACGAGCAACGCCAATTGAGGAATTTGCAGAAGCCGGAGTGTAACCTGCGACGTCAGTAGTAGCCGCCTCATCCACGCTAGCTTTAATATAGCTAGTCCAGCCAGTACCGCTCGCTTGGCGTAAATCGGAAGCGCCGCTACAATGAAACGCAACAACTAGCGGCTTCGCTTTATCAAATGCGTAGTCCGCAACGTCACCAATTCGAAATGTTGAGATATTCCATGTAGTTGAGGCGAACGCCGACAGTTGAACCTGTGTGCCATCGAAATCGTAAGCATCGCCACTTGTAGCGGCGTGGCCAACATACACCTTATTAGCAGTAGCACCAGCAGCGCTGCTTATAGTTACGCGAATCTTTGTGCCAGTGGCAGGAACGCCAGCACCATACGCCGATACAGGAACAACGACACGTATAGTGTAACCGTTTAGATCGCCGGTGTTACCGCCACCTGTTCCGAGATTTACTAGGTCTTTCCAAGGCATGTGTGACTCACACGTTAATAAGTGTTGATGCCGAGCGCGGCCATATATGCGTTAATGCGACTCATGTACGCGAGTGCTTGGGTAGGAGTCAATGCACCACCAAGCATAGTCGCGGACATCTGTACAGCCAGCCAATTTCCAGTGCCGCCACTGACAGAGAACAGAGCAAAGTTTCCTATACTCGGACCTGCTGTTGCAGCGCCGCCCGCCGTACCTCTTGCGGTTCCGTTTTTGTATATCTGTAAGGACGAAGAACTCGTACGTACTATCAGAGCGTTTCCTCGTGTAGTTCCACTTGCCGTTGCGTTCTGACCCCCACCCCCGATAGCACTGTATATGTCGCCTGCAAAAAGAGGACAGAGATATGCAACGTTCCCTGCCGTATGGGCTGCGTAGCTGAACGCCCCTGTAGTGTCGTTCGTCTGAATGTAAGCGGCAATGCTCCCTTCTGAACCATCAGCCTTCATGTTAGGGTCTGCTGCTGTATTCGGATTAAACCCTGTATCCATCCATGCTGATGTTCCGTTCCCACTCCATCCTGCATCCGCAGCAAACGTACAACCATGGTTCACTAATGGATAAGCCGATGACTTAAGATTTATAAGAGAAGTTGCTGAATCTGCTGCTGCCTGTACGTAAAGTGCAGTTATCTTGGGCCACACGGTGTCGGCAACAAGTCCATCAATCAACGCTGCATAAGCCGCCTTACGCGGTGCTGATGGAGCAGTGATTCGTGCCAAGAACTGAGTCATCTCGGCACTATCTGCACCGCCTGCCGCAACTTTGTCCAGCGCAGGCCACGACTGCCATTGCCTCTTTGCATCTAAGAAAGGCATTAGGTAAGATTCCCCGAGGCGCGAAGATGAACAGACGCACCTGTGACAACCTTCCACGCACCATTAACTGAGGTGTTCCCTAAAGGAATCCAGAACGGAACAAGGGTAACGACCGAACCTGTTCCACCCTGAAAAATAATCACAGCAGTTAGCGCTCCATCTTGGAGCGTAATCTGTCCAGGGTTCAGGCTCTCAGGGAAAACAGTAATCCCTGCAAGATAGTCACCTGTTGCACCCGTCGCTCCAAGAACTGTCGACGCCTGCGAGGCCGCAACGTCTTTATATTTAGAACCTTCGGTCTGCTCACTAACCAACACAACCCTAAGCGTGTTCGCAGTGGCAGCACCGGCACCACGATCCGCGGCCGTTGTAGGAACGCCATTGACCGTAAGGGTCCCACTTACCGGAATAGCCGTTCCGGAACCGTCAACCTTCAGCCCTCCACCAGCACCAAGTGCGGCAGGAAGACCGCCTGCAAGTTTGGCAAAGTCCTCATTTGACAGAACGACCGGCCTACTGTCTGCCGCATTAGCTCGAGCCGGAACGATAGGCTTCTCAATGTTGACTGTGGCACCAGAGGCGTCTTTTACAGCGATAAGTGCGCTAGGCATTAGATATCCTCCAAGATAGCCATGAGGCCAGAGTTATTCGCAGATGAGAAGTCAAGCTGTCCATCAGGCGCACCAACTGGCTGGACCCAAGCCACAATGTTGTCTGTACTGGTCGAAGCAAAGTTCAGATTTCCCGACAGATCTTGACAAACGTTAGCTGCAATACTTGCTGTGACATTTCCGTCACCCGTCATACCAGAGACGTCAAGCGTATACGTCGGACCAGTGCCTGTTAGGTTAAAGACTGGCGTCCCAGTTCCACTGAACGTTACTGTGACATCCGAAGCGATAAATCCTGTAACAGGCTCATTGAATACGATAGTGAACAAGATCGGAGATACACTTGTTGGATCGGCCTGACCCGCTGCCTTATCAATTGTGACGCTCGGCCGTGTGACGTCAGGGTTCCAAGTGACCGTATTGTCTGTACTCGTCCCTGCCGTGTTCAATCCCCCAACGCCAGTCGCTACACCTGCCGGTACACTAGCAATTACCGTTCCAGCCGTTGTCATTCCCGTCACAGTGATAGTATAAACGCTCGGTCCACCACTCACAGCCTTAGCTAAAGTTCCACCAGCCGTTCCTGTGAGCGTGACCCCGCCAGAGCCAAACCCTGTAACAGCCTGACTAAACACAGCAGTGAACAAAATTGGGCTGAAGCCTGCCGGATCGGCTTGTCCTGCCGCCTGATTGATTGTAACATTCGGTTGAGGAATCGTTCCTGCAATTACCGATGTTACTGGCCCCAACAATCCCCAAGTCGTACCGCCTAACGCACGGTAAATGCGCCCAGTATTGAGCGCCATCACAATTTCGCCGGTGTACAGAGGAGTTAGGGCCAAAATAGCAGTCAAATCCGCTGCGGTGCGGTTAAACGACGTATATTTTACGTCTGTTGGGCTGTTTCCGCTTAAATCCCGCACCGTGGCCATGCGTTTCGCCTATTTTAAGTGTGAATCACACTACATTTCGACGAAAATCTGGCCCCAACGTCCTAAAACTAACTCGAGCCCTCGGTATCTGATGCCAGTATCTAGCGCGAGGACAACTTCGCCAGGAAAAAGAGGCGTCAACGCAAGAATCGCAGTCAAATTTGCCGCAGTTCTCGTATGTGAATTGAACTTCTGATCTGTAGAACCCGTGCTCAGATCGGCAACGATAGCCATGGCTTCCTCCCTCTAGGAATGCAGGGGGCGACGGTGGACGATACCCCCTACACCCATTCTCCAACCGAGTAGGCGTGGTAAGACTACTCAGCAGGAAGAATACGAACACCTGACGCCTGAACTTGCTCGAGTTCCTCAGGTGTCAGGGTGACCTTATCGCCTCGTTTATAAACTGTACCCTTGATGGCAACTTCGACGGAATCGAGTTTGTAGACTCCTCCTTCGGAAGCGGCAGTCTCGGTCTGTACCGGAACCTCGGAGGTTTGCGACCCTGCTTGATCGGCTTCTCCTTCATTGTGTTGGTCGGTGGTCTGCTCGCTGCCTTCTTCAGTCTCGAACTCATCCGACTGGTCCTCATTCTCAGTCTTGTCCCAAGAAGACTTCTTCTTCGCCATTGGTGCTCTCCGTTTGGCTACACGTTTAACTTTGCGCTTCACAACGCGGGCTTTGACACGCGGCTTTTTCTTCCGCTTGTACATTTTACAAGCCTTCGATCCTCACGTCTTGATCCTTAGCGATAATCACAATGCGGAGATCGTTCTTCGCCGCAGAGTTACCCATGTTCGTCTTGTCACCGTATCCACCAGCATTCATCAAGTACGTACTACCACGCAGCCGGTTCTTCTCCTCCTTCCCATTCAACGCAATGTTCGCTATCTCCGTCAGTGCGTCATGACTGTAGGCCGCGATACGTGCGTTGATTAGATCGCTATTGATGCTGATGAACTCGGAGGTGATCGCTTCGAAGCACTCGGCATATGCTGGATGACTGCGCACGTCCTTGAGCTGCTTCACTGAGATGTTGAGCGTATCTGCAATTTCGCGATCACCTAGACCCAAAGTGGTGTACATAAACACACAGGCGACGGCATTCAGGGTCGGCACAGGCGCTGGCAAATCCTTAACTGTGCGTCTACGCTTCGGCTTATATTCCTTCACGTCAAGTTTAGGCAGGGCCTCATCGACCCCACCCTTAATGTGATCTGGTGGAACGATCGAACCGTCTGGGTTAACCAAAGGATCACCCCATTTCGCCAACGGCCTCGCCAATAGTTTCGGAGCCATCAACGTCGCTCATTTAGATTTGGAAGTCCACCTTTACTCGATTGGCTCGACTGCTCCCGCATCTGTCTCTCTTCATCCGTCTCCACCATCGACAGGATCTTCGAGATCACCGTCTTCAACTTCTCGTTGCCTGCACCTTCTGCTGGAGACGTCGGCGCGTTTCGAGTCATGTCGTTCAGCACGCCGTAAAGCTCATTGACGACCTCCTTGCGCTGATCGTCTTCGAGTGTAACTGATTTTTTCTGTGCCATGGTGTGACTCACACTATCTGGTGCCAAGGGGGTTACGATCAAGATTCGGGGGCGGGTTCGCACCAAACGTTGTCCTCGTCGTATACGTTAGAAAGTCCGTAACGATCTCAGTCACATCAGCCGCGGTAGTCACACGGTTAACAACCGCCACCGTCTCGATGGGACGCTGCCCACCAAGCTCAGGACTGGCAGCAATCCTCGTCAAGTTCTTCTGAGCAAGCCCACCAGGCGCAGCACCCGTAAGCGCTCGCCAAATCTCTCGAGTGTTCATCAGACTGCGATGCCCAAGTGCCTTCGCAACCTGCCTCCGTTCCTCGCTCTCACCACTCATACTCGCGAGGCTATTCACGCCGTTAGTCGGCCAGAAGCCACCCAATACGGTGGCTGTCGCCATAGTCGTCATGGCGTACTCCTATGATTCTGTTTGTGTGATTCACACCCGCTAGGGGCGGTTCGCCTAAGCGAGAAGGTGGCCGAGGAAAGGTGTGCCAGCGATCCTCGGCCACCGATGGACTGGAGCAAGATTGTCCATCAAACAACGAGAAGCCTAACACGCTGAGGTTGTATTGTCAAGTGTTATGTTATTTAGTCGTGTGAATCACACTTGATATGAAAATAGTTCTTGACAACGGTATTGACTTGTAGTAGATTATGTGATATGTGGGGGGTAAGGGGGGCAGGGCCATTGGCCCTGCAGATCAGCGTAGCGGGTCTGCTGTGATCAATATCTGGGCGGGAGAGGGGTGGGTGAATATGCCCATATCCTCTACACAATACATCACCTCTCAACCCAACCTCGTGTGACTCACACCACATATTCCCCTTATGTCGGATACCCGACGGTATAAAAATACTTATTAATACCGCTTGACAACCCCTCACAGACCTGCTATTATTCACACACTGAGAGGTCGTAGACTCGCTTCACACCTCTGTGTGAGTCACACAACCTCTTAGATGAGTCCATGGGTTGCCTGGTCGGACTCGTGGTGAGGTCTTCGTCCTCCTAGCAGTCGTAAAGACCTCACCATTTCTCCAGGCGAAAGCGCTCCCTCACCCGAATGGGAGACATGCCCCCCGTGATCCAGTGACGCCTGGGTCCGGGGGGGATTCATTTTCAGACCCCGCCCACTGTCTAGATCCTCCTAAACCGTCCGGGTTCGTTGACGCAGCCAATCTCCGGCGCCGCAGGCACGGATCTTGGCTGCTTATACCGTGGGTGTGGTCCCCGCTCGTGTGACTCACACACACATTTGCACAGTCTAGAACGTTCTAAACAACGATTATTCTAGGTCTAAATCCGACGTCGACACACCTCCACTTCGTTCCGCCCCCCCTCATGTCAAGAGAGAATAAAGTCCTATTTGGACTAAGGGGGAAGTAGGGGGGTGGCTACGTAGCGTAGGCAAGGATGACTACACGGACGACAGGGCGAATGCATAACGTGCCCAGGCGCGAACGCGGGGCGCCTCGTTTCGTGTTTGTGTTTGTGTTTGTGGTTTTGTGATTTTGATTCGCGTGTGATTCACACTTGAGGTTGTGATTCGTGTTGTGGAGGCAATCCCGGGTGTTGAACGTGATCTATTCCGTGCCTACGGCGCGTAGTTAGGAATGATCACGTTCATTAGAAAATTTCATGTGTGATTCACACTAAGGAGGATTGACAACCCGGCCGAAATGGAGGACTTTGGGGTCACGCCAGCGCTGACTTGGGAATGCCACCGATGACCCGGTATTAATGGCGCGCCTTTCCCCGCGTGCGTCTTATGCCGAGTGCCCCTCGTGGCCGTGCTTCGTAGGCTCCCGACGCAATCTCGCCCCGGAAAGGCAAAAGCCTAACCTTTCATTAGTCCATTTGGACACCTGAACCATTCCGGTTCAGGTCTCATAAGGTGCTAGGCTATGAATAAGCTTATTCTGACGGTCGCGTTTGTCGTGGGATCATTCGTCACGGCCAACGCGGAAAACGCACCCACGGGCGCCGCACCGGCTTGGAGCGACGTTCTAAAGACTTGCAGCGCGGAGTATAAGGAGCGTGCCGACAAGACTAAGGGTCGCGAGGTTTGGACGGCCTTTTTGACGGATTGCAAGGCTCGCAAGGGCTTTGTTGCCAAAAAGGATCAAGGCAAAGGCGAGTTTACTCGCGTCCCGGACAAGGGGGCGTGATATGCCAACGTTCTATGATGACAATTTCGGCCATTACGAAATTGAAGATGAGGACGACGTTGCATTTTATTTCGAAATGCAACGCGAAAGCGTCGAAAAAGAGTGCAAGGGTTGTGGGCGTATGGTTCGGATTAAACCGGACTATGCGCTTTGCAACTCTTGTGCTGACAAAGTAGAGCGTGGCTATGATCTAGACTACTAAGCTTTGCCAGGAATAGGGCCGGATCGGTCCTATTCCTGGCGTTTGTCCCTTTTTAGAGACATATTGCAGTGCACAACAGCTCCAGTGCACCGCAATAGAACTTGACAACGTGTTGCAAATATGCAACGCTGTCAGGGTTGTGGTCGTGTGGCCACAATATCACACTATGGAGCAAGCTACAATGGCAATACTTAAGAAGACGAAGACCGTCGCGGCGCAAGCCCCGGCGCAAAAGGTTCAATCCAAGCCCCAAGAGATGGGGAAGATTGCGCCAACGGAAAGCAAGGCTGTAGCAATCCCGCAGGTGAAAGCGGGCGCAATGTCGGTTGATTTGGGGCCGATGATTGCGAAGTCAATTGCCCAGTACACGGAGAGTAGTGAGGCTTTACAACAGGCTCGAATGGAACTTGGCGAAAGAGAATATGCTATCGCCAGCGCTATAACCGAAGCCTGTGTTAAGGCAACGCGCGCTGATCCCTCAATTGATTTCAGCGTGGTAATGGGCAAGGACATTGCGGCAAAGCGCGAACTAAACGCTAAGATGTACATTGCCTTAGGTCTTAAGACTACGGTCTTGAGAGGTAAGGAAGGCCAAAAGGTAGCTTCGCTCGAGTGGAACCCGAATAATGAAGTCGGGAAGCTACTCGGCGAACAAGACAGTGATAGTGCAGCGATTAAGCAGAAGAAAGAAAGCTACCGCACTAATCTTTCTCACACGTTAACTAAGTGTGAGAAAGCGGCGTTGTGGCTTGTTGAGACTAAGGGCGTTAACTTCACTCACGACAAGGACAGTGGAACGTTAAGGCTGTCTGGCCCTGGCGTTCAGCAAGTCTACGGTGCGCCCACCGTGTTGCTAAATCAGAGTGCCACGCAACCCTTGCGCGACGCTGACGGTAAGGACACGGGAAGCACCGTTAACTTGAAGGCAAAGCCTAGCTATACAGACATTGCTAGGCGCGCGGCCGAAGCACACGGTAAGGTCATCATGACGCGGGCAGATAGTCGCCCGAAACAATTTGATGACCCGCATGCTCAGGTTGTGCATATGTGCGAGTTGCTTGTTAAGACGCTGGAAAAGTACTCCGATCCTAATCCGGCGGCACAGAGTGCACTCGAAAGCGCTTTGAGTGCAATTGAAGAAACGCTAGGTTAGTGTGACTCACACTTGAAAACGGTGGCAGTGGCATTCGTGTCACTGTCACCTATTTACATCGTGACATTTTTATCACTGTGATATTTCGGCCACAGGCCCTCCCCCCCCCCCCATCTGCTGTAAACTCCGCGGCACCCTACTGTAAATAGTGCTTGACAACCATTCTGAGTTGTGCTATCATTATACTATCATTGTGTTGTCACAATGATTAGCTCGTGTGAATCACACTAGGAGGCCACAATGGGTAAGATATGGTACGGTGATGTGAATAACATCGATGACTATGGACGCGCGATTGATAATGTGTTCATCGATGGTAGAACTAAGCATGGTCCGTGGGCCATCATGAATCCAACGTCGTTTGAAATGTATGGCGTTGGGTTAGGTTTAGGTAAAGGCCAGAAGTATCAGCGCAGTGGTGTTGGCGTTGATGGTAAGGTCACGTGGTCAAAGGTGGCGGGTTAGATGGACACACCAATTGAGAGGATTGTGATCATTGCATTGGTCTTAGGGATATGCGTGATCATGGTGATGTTAGCTACTGGTTGTCAGATGCCGTTGAGGACAGGAGGCTAGGATGAGGCTAGGTCTCGCATGGGAGTTGTTGCATCCAGAGATGACGCCTGAACACTTGGGTTTGATCCCGTTCTGGTTATCACACGATGATCCTGATCCAGCGTGGAAGCAGATCGATAAGAACTACGGCCATGGTGGTGGCTGGCGTCACGGTGACATGAACTTCCATATGGATGCGCATCATGTGTTGCGTTATCCTGGTGATCCTCCACTTAATCCGTTAGCGCAGGCAAGGCTGCGAGATGAGCTGATTGTGTTTTATGATCATGCAATTGTGGCCATCGTGCAAGAGGATGGTTCATTTGAAGTGGCGAGGATAGACTGATGAAGAGCAAGAGACAGATGGGACGTGAACGAAGACGTGTGTTGTGTGAGCAGTTGAGGCTTCAGAGTGAGATCTTGTGTGACTCACACAGGCATGAGGGCAGACAGACGATTGTGTTGAGTCGCATGATGAATATCATTCTCGATATCCTTGGTCGAAGGGAGTTGAATGATGCGACGAGACAGGCGCTTGCGAACCACTTCGAAGACTCAGCCTACGCACGAGAAGGTAGCGTTGAGTTGGGTGGGGACGGTGAGCGGAACGCACTACACCTTGATGGTGCGTTCCGTATCGATGAACTCGCAAAGCGGATCACTTGGAGTCAAGTACGAACAGGTGAGATTATCGAGGTTGAAAGATAATGCTTGACAAAGTGTTTGCACTATGCTAGCATAGTAGTCTTCGCTTGGAACAGAGGTGTCCCAAGTCTTTTGCGTTTCTAAGTGTGACTCACACTAGGAGGACGAGCATGTCTGAACTGACTAACATTATCATTGGACTTCAACGGCTGGGTGACGCTGTGCAAACTCGTGGCGACGACCTACGTTATGTGCAGCAGCAACAGACATACGATCATGTTGGGTGGATAGACCAGCAACTTGATATGGTCGAGAAGGTACGCAGCGTCTTGTTACAGGAGCGAAAAAAGTTTATGCCTGTTGACGAGAGACGTCGACTCGAGGAGAAGCAGGACTCGATGCCTAAGGTGGTGCAAAAAGGCCCAGTGTGAATCACACAAACGGTGGAGCAAGGCTATGTCTTATGAAACGACAATCGTCAAAGCCCTTTCACGTCTCGGTAAGAACGGGACTGAAAATCCTGATTCGAAGCATAACACTGGTCGCCTGTTGGGCGAAGCGTACATGTGGGATCAGGTAGAGAAGTATGCCAAGGCTAGGAGCGCTGCAATCTGGAAGGAGATGGAAAAGGAGGGGCTAGTGCCTGACAAGAAGACGCTTGATCCTGGCGACCATCAATTGTCAGACAGTCCTAGCTTCGCAGTGTTCGCCAAGGTAACGCAGCCAATCAAGAGGTTTGATGGTGACGAGTTGGCGAACCTACTGGCGAGGAGTAAGTACAAGGTGCCGCTCAGCACGACCAAGGAGATGATCGATCAGGCGAGGGTACCTGGCAATCCTGCGGTGCGAATGGTGGTGGTCGAGCGATGACAGCAGGCAATGGTACACTTGTGCTCCAGCCTACCGTTGCAGAGATGACAACGGAAGAGCTGGAGCGTCATATCGAGTACGTGCGAGCTAGGCGTATTGTCGTTGCGATGGAGTACATCGAAGGACAGAAGCTCAAGGTTGAGCACGAGGTCGATAAGGCTAAACGTAAACTCAAGGCTCACTACGAGATGTTAGAGAAAGAACTCGATCGCTTGGACCGTGCCATATTCACATGTGAGGCACGAGTCCGAGCGATCGAGCAACTGCGTCAGGAGATTGAGTTCGATATCGACTATGTGTGAGTCACACGTGGAGGTCGCGATGGACAAGGAGCAGTTACCTAGTTGGTACAGGGTTGCAGAGGATCAGGCAGACCGTGTGTTTGGAGACTTCGTGTATCGGTCGATCAGTCAGATAAGCAACAGCCGTGACTGGTCTCCAGAGGCACTCACAAGGTTCCAGACGGATACGGTTCGTGGGATTGAGTTGCGTGAGTTGGTCATCGAGAAGCTTCAAGGGATTGTCGCATTGCAGCGACTGAGTGTAAAGAGGGAGAACGACGATGCAGTTTATGGAGTTCAATCGAAGGTTGGAGAGTTGTCATCTGGACGAGGAGACGAAGTATCTATTGACTCATCTGTTCGAGGTACTCACGGAGAACGCTAAGCAGATGGATGTTATGGCAGGGCTAATGAATGCCTTTGCCAACACGTTGCAAGGTATCACGACACTGCATGAGAGTACACAGGAGCGGCTGAAGGACTTGACTCAGGAGCGGCACGCGGAGGTTAGGAGCGTCAGGGAGGAGTTTTAACGTGAAGATGGCGCAGGGGTATGTGACGGATGACGGCACGTTCTTTGAGAGTAAGCTAGAGGCTGAGCTATTCGAGGCTGAGATGCGGCTGAGGGGTCAGCTGGTTGGTATGGATGCGAAGCTTAACCCTGAACAAATACTGGCAATAATAATTGAAGTTATGCCAGATGTACGGAGATACATAGATGCCTATCAAGCCCAGGATACCGCTGCACGAAATCAACAGGCCAAAGAGCAGGAGCGAGAGCCGCCTGACTCAAGTCAAAAGGCCGAGGTTGTGGAAAGTGGAGGCTACGTCTCCGGCTCAGAAGAAGAGCTTGCATCCCTTCTCAAACTCCCGACTAGAAGACCTAGCCATGTGCCCGACATGGGGCGTGGTGCACAGTCAGAAGAGGTACCCGTCAGGCGCAAGGTCGATGGCGCTTGAGTGTGGTACGGCTTTGCATGAAGTGTTTGCGGCTGTCAGGTTGTGGCAGTTGGATAGGGTGCAGGGCTTACCGAAGCATACGAAGTACAATGGTGCCAGGATATTTGGAGAGCTGCGATGGAACATGTGCTGGAACCATTGTGTGACTCACACCGACGAACGGGATCAGTTGCTCGAGTTGTGTTTTGCGATATTGAAGTCAGGCAATTGGAAGGACGACGAGAAAGATCAAGTGAGGACCATGACGAACATGGAACTCGCAACGATTGTGTACTGCGATGAGCAGCTCCCGAAGATGGACAACTGGCCAATCTACGTGGAGGATAAGGCGAATCCTCAGTCTCTGGTGGGAATTGAGCAAGTGTTTGATGTGGTTCTTACTTACGATGATAACTATGAAGTTAGGTATATCGGTACGGTTGACGGCTTGGTGCAGAAGGCGAGCACTAAGGAGTATTTCGTCGACGAGAACAAGACAGCTGCTAGATTAGGTGAGGGTTGGCGCAACGCGTTCGACATGAAGCATCAGCAGACGGGCTACTGTGCTATCAGCTCGGCGTTGTTCCGGTTCAAGGTGTTTAGGTGTCGGGTGACTGGACTGAGGATCAAACCAGCAAACAGAGGTGAAGATGTCTATCCTTTCGAGACGATCGAGCGTACCGAGGACTCGTTTCAGCATTGGGCTACGTGGGTTCGTGAGATGGCTGAAACGTATATCCGGTATAAGGATGACTTTGAGCATGCAACTAGGTTCACGCACTCTTGTAATCGCTTCTTTCGGCCGTGTTCGTTACTTAGTTTTTGTTCAGACACGCCGACGGGACGGTTGCTTGCTTATCACGAACACATGGTCCCAATGGATCTGAGCCCCAGCGAACGAGCAGTGAGTGATGTTTGAAATTGAGAAACATGAGCGATTGGTCAAGCGGATGACCATGATCTTATGGGGGCCTGCTGGCGTAGGCAAGACGACGTTGGCTGCGACGGCTCCAGGACATAAGCTGTGGTTATCGTTTGGTGACAATGAACATGTGTCTGTTGCGGGACGCAATGACGTGGAGGTCATGCCACTATACAAGTACAGTTATGATGATGTGCTAAAGCATGGAAGGAGTCCTAATCCATTTGGGTTGGATAACATATTGGAGAAGAGGGACTACATCGATACGGTTGTGCTCGACTCAATAACTGCATTGACAGATATGGCGTTGAGGAAGGCGGTTGATGCTGGGCTGGGGGCGAGTAGGGAGTTTAGGCCTACGATGGAGCACCCAGGCATGTCAGCGTATGGAGGCCGCAACGCGATCACGCTTGATGTGGTGTATAGGTTGTTAACGGTTACGGCGAAGCATGGTGTGCATCTGATCATCACGGCGCATGAGGCTGATCCAGAGAAGGATAAAGAAGGCGTCGTTCAGTACATTACGATCATGCTTGGCGGTAAGATGGTGAACAACGTGTCGTGTCGTCTGTCGGAGATATGGTATCTAAGTGAGGATGCTAAGGGTAGACAGTTAGCGGTGAGGCCTACGCGGAAGCACAGGCCGATGAAGTCACGTATGTTTAGGGGTGTAGGTGAGCCTGAGTTCATTCTGACATATGACTCGGATAAGCCTGACGAGGGGCAGATGACCATTGCCTCGTTCTTTGATAAGTGGGCAGCGAACGGGAGCAAGTTGCCAATTCCACCGTCCAGGAGGGACAAATGAAGCCAACAGAGGAGGTAAAAGCGGCATGCGAGAAGATATGGAAAGAGAAGGGCGTGTCCTCAGTATACAAGAGGGCAAAGTGGGCATGGTATCGCGGTCGTCTTGTCCCGTTTGTGGGCAAGAAGTACCTGTCGGACTACGATTCCGTCTTGTCGAAGGACGAGCGGTCTGTGTGATTCACACGAGTTCCCTGAGCAGAGGGTTCAATGGTGCGGACAGCTGCTCCTGTCCAGCAGACAGAGGAGAAGACCAAGATGGCAAACGATGAACCCATGGGAATCATCGAACTTGAGGATAGTCTTGCCGACGTCGAGAAGCCTCAGGAGATTCCTGCAGGTAAGTACGTCGCTGAGATTCAGGACGTGCAGGAGCGAACGTCTGCTAACGGCAATACGTACTATGCCATCCAGTTTCGCGTGGCACCAGACGAGCTTCCTGCTGATGTTGCTGAGGAGTACGAAGACGGAGCACTCTTGTTCTGGAATCGTCTTCTAAAGCCAAGAAGCCGTTCAGATAGGCGCGCATTGTTTAACCTGCGTAAGTTTATCGAGGCGATTGGACTCGACGCGAATACTACATCGATCGATCCGAACGATTGGATGGGTCGTTCTGCACGGTTGCATGTCGCTTTGGGCAAGTACCAAGGTGAGGATCGTGCAGAGATTCGTGCAGTCGAAGCTGCTGAGGCGGCTGCTCCGGCTCGGGCAGCTGCGAAACCGGCGAGTCGTCGTCGGGCTGCTGCTGAGTAACTGAGTCTGGGGTCTGGTGTGATTCACACCGGACCCCTTTTCATGGAGAGTAGATATGAACGAGAGTCAACCGATGAAACGGCCTACCCAGATTGCGATTAGTCTGGGCGACCTGACAGCGCGTGGTGGCGGTTATCAGACTGTGTTCCGCTCTTCTTGGGAAGACAAGCAGGACGTAGACACGGCAGCGCAAAGGTTAAACATGTCGAGTGCACAGTTCATTCGCATGGTGGTGATTCAAGCGGCACGTAAAGTCTTGGCTGAAGTCGCATGAGTCAGAAGGTATTCGTTAAGACAGAGAAGTGCCTTGCGTGCGACTTGAAGCCAGGGGAATTGTTCATCAAGGAATTACCTGATCAGGAGTACTTTGGTCGGGAGTTGAACAGAGCACATGCCGCATTGGGCGTGTTGCTCCGTACGAATGTCGGGGCTCGAGATGCACCAGACAGGGAGGACATGGTTTACAGAGTTCATATCGTGATCATTGATCGTGATGATCCGTTACCTCCGAGGGTTGATCCACATAAGCCGCCAGGAGCTAAAGATGACAGACGTTGAGTTTAGTCTGGAGCAGAGGAACGCCATTGATTTGTGTTGTGATACGCATACGACGATTGCCAGTGTTACAGGGGGTGCAGGTGTTGGGAAGACGCTAGTAATGGGGGAGGTCTATAATGAATTAGTAGACATGAAGAAGTCCGTCGCGCTGTGTGCTCCAACTGGACGCGCAGCGAAACGTATTGAGGAACTGACAGGGATCAAGGCACTGACGGTACATAGGTTGTTATCGTTTCCAATGCCGTATGAGAACCAGGATAAAAAGCTTGACCCTCATTTGCCAAGAATGAATAAGGAGAACCCGCTGAAGCATGACGTTGTGATTGTGGACGAGTCGTCTATGATTTCACCTAGTCTGTATAGGTTCTTGATTGATGCGTTGAAGAAGGGGGCAGTCATTAGATGGTTTGGGGATAACAATCAGCTGCCGCCGGTCGAGGAGGGAAAGCCACCGTTCCTGACACTGCTAAGGAAGCACCCAAAGGTGGAGCTGACGTATAACTATAGAAGTGGCGATGCTATTGTAAGCAATGCGCAGAGGATACTACGGGGGCAGTTACCGTTAAGGAATGAGCGGTTTGAGATTATCTATAGTGAGAACCCATTGATGACGATGTTTGAGTTCGTGACAGAGCACTTCATGCAGGAGGATCATCAGATTATCATGCCCACACGGAAGGGCAAGGCTGGAACGCTTAGAGCTAATCCGTCTTTGCAGGTGAAATTCAATAGCAAGGGGCCAATGCTAAGGCTGGATAGGTTCGAGAAGAGTGAGGCGCCTTTGACGGTGAGGGCAGGGGATAAGTTCATATGGATTAAGAACGATTATCATCTGAACCTATTCAATGGGGAGATTGGGTATATTGATTGGATTGATGCGGATGCGGGTGACCTTGGGATTGTGACGGGGGCGAGGTCGGAGCAGATACCGCCAAGGATCAAGTTCTATGATCCATTCGTAGGGACTGTGCTTAACTATGACCCGAGGAAGCAGATCGAGTTAGGGTATGCGATCACGACGCATAAGGCTCAAGGCTCGGAGTTCGATACAGTTGTGTACTGTATGAGTAGGAGTCAGATGTGGCTGTTGAATAAGCGGAACTTCTATACAGGGATCACGCGGGCGAAGAAGAACGTGATACTGATTACAGACAGGAAGGCAATGGGTCTAAGTATGAGACAGTATGATGTGTGACTCACACGAGGAGCCAAAGCCATGACCGATATTGCTGAACAGTTACAAGGCGTGGCTGTCCATCTCGACAACCACAATAATGAGTGGGCTTCCCGTATCGCATTTGAAGCCGTTAACGAGATCGAGTGGCTGCGGGCGCTCTTGCGCGAGCCCACGCCGGAAATGCTAGACGCAGCCGAGCAATACAATCGCGAACACATTACGGGCGAGTGGTCCTTTGCGGACTGCTACCGCGCCATGACGCGCCGCGCACTGGAGCCAAAGCCGTGAGTTCAGCGCAGTGGGCATCGTGGTGCCCATCACGCTGCACCCCCGCAGCAAATGGAGAAGAAGATGAAGAAGCTACTACTCGGAACGGCGCTGTTCATCGCTGGAATGGCGTCTGCGAATGCGGCAGTAGTTGCCAACCTTGGAGTGAACCCAACTTCGAGGACGGGTGACTTCGCGAGTGGCACTGTCGGTGTGAATGCTACTGGAGCAGGGGCCTTCACCGATCAGGTTGTATTCAGTCTGCAAGGTGGTCCCCAGTTCCTCACCATCTCTAGCGCGACCAATGTCTATCCGGCCACGACAGACTTCATCACTAACTTTACCGCTCAAGGCTTCCGTATTGTTGGAGGCATTGGTGGTGGAGATGATGTCCCAGTGACACCTGTGCTGGCGGCTACGTCGTGTCCTACGCAGTCAAACTGTCAGGGCTTTGCTGGGAGTGCGTTACTTGCTGCCGGTAACTACTACCTGCAGCTGTCCGGCATTGGTGGTGGTACGAGTGGCTATGGTGGTAACCTCGCAGTGACACAGGTACCGATCCCAGGAGCACTGGCCATGTTTGGACTTGGGCTGGCTGGTCTTGGTCTGCTCAGCCGTCGTCGTAAAGTAGCGTAATCGAACACGTCCGCTGGTGGTTGCATAGTCCTCGTGGCCAGTGGACGTTAGGCCCGACACCTTACTGCCGTTCGGTGTCGGGCCGCCCTCAGTGTGACTCACACTTGCTAGGAATGATCATGGATAGAACAACACTCAAACTGGACTTTCAAGATCTTGCGGCGCAGCTGATGCTAGAGACAGAGGTGTTCTCAGATGGACCAACAACGTGCAACGTTGCGATTGTCGGCGAGGGACCGGGAGAAACTGAGCTTCGCCATCCTCAGAGACTTCCTTTCGTTGGTGGAGCGGGCAACCTTCTATGGGACAGTCTCCGATCCTTTGGCCTCAATCGAACAAACGTTTATACTACTAACGTCGTTAAAAGACAGATCAGCCTCTCGAGAAAAGGAAACGAACGACACATTGTTCACCGTGACGAATTGGATAAATGGATCGGAATGCTTAGGTGGGAACTTGAGCAGCTCCCAAATATCAACACTATCTTTGCGATGGGAAACTATGCTCTCGAGGCTGTTTACGGGGCCTCAGGAGTTACCAACTGGAGGGGCTCTGTTATTAACGCAACGCTGCCTAATGGTAGGAGAGGGCGAATTGTGTGCGCGTATAACCCTGCCTATGCTATCCGTGAGCTTAAGTTTGAGCCGGTGTTTCGAATGGACTGCAAAAAACTGGACCTTGTCGCTCGAAACGTCTTCAAAGAGCACAAGGTGGACGCCATCATCAACCCCACGTTCAGGGAATCCATGGCATTCATCCGAGACTTGGAGAGATCAGAGAGACCAGTGAGCTTCGATATCGAGACGATGAACACAACGGAGACAGTGTGTTATGGCCTATCGAATAACGCGCATAAAGCTATATGTATCAACCTCCGTGACAAGGACTGGAACCGCTTCACTGTACCAGAGGAGCGTAGTCTTCTACTGGCCTTGCAAAGACTGTGTGACTCACACAGAATTGTGGCACAAAACGGGTCGTTCGATACGTATCATGAGTGGCTTCGCAATGGCCTACGGATCAGGATTTGGTTCGACACGCTACTTGCACATCATACTCTCTACCCCCAGCTTCCTCACAGCTTGGCGTTCTTGGTTTCACAGTATACTACCCACCCGTTTTACAAGGACGAGGGAAGGCGATGGAAAGAAGGAGGCGACGTTGATAGTTATTGGATTTATAACTGTACCGACGCCGCGACGACATACGCCTGTTATGAAGGACTCGCCAAAGAACTTAAAGCTCAGGGACAGGAAAAGTTCTTCTTCGACCACGTGATGCGTGCACAGCCACATCTGGTCGAGGCGGCTGTGCATGGGGTGCAGGTAGATATGAGTGTGAGGGACGTCATTGCGGATCAGGTGAATAGAGATGTGGACGAGTACAAGGCTGAGTTTCATAGACATGTGCAGGAGTTGACGGGAGAGCCTGACTACTATCCGAACCCAGGGTCGTGGCAGCAGCTACAGGACTTGTTCTTTAACAGGCTGAAGCTGAAGGGTAAAGGTACGAGTACAGACGAGGCGAATAGAGAGAACATTATGAAGGACTCTAGCACGCCTCCGCAGGCTAGGGAGATGATCAGTGCGCTGACACGGTGGAAGAAAGAAGACAAGTTCCGTGGCACATACGTGGAGTCTAGGGTTTCTCCGGATGGCCGGTTTCGATGTGAGTACAAACAATATGGGGTTGCTCGCGCCCCAGGCCGGTTATCCAGTGCGGCGCTTATATATGGAGAAGGCGGAAATATGCAGAACCAACCCATGCGTGCGAGGAGCATGTATGTTGCTGATCCTGGCTGTGTCCTGCTGTATTTTGATTTGGCCCAAGCCGAAGCGCGTGTTGTCGCGTACCGTGCTAATATCCCAAAGTGGAAAGATCAGTTCGAACAGGCTCGAATTGATGGTAAGTACGACTGTCATCGAGCCCTAGCATCAGAAATGTTTAAGGTGGAGTATGATAATGTCCCAACCAAAGACTGGAACGCCGACGGGAGTCCGACTATACGCTACGTTGCGAAAAGATGCCGTCATGGTCTTAACTATCGCATGGAAAAGTGGAAACTTGCAGAAGTCACTGATCTACCGTTCCACCAAGCCTCTCGTGCCTGGTCAGTCTATCACGCTATCACGCCTGAACTTCGCGCGTGGTGGGGTGCGGAAGAAAAGCAGTTCAAGCTAACGCGCGAGATTTACAATGGTATGGGCCGTAGGTTTAAGGTGATCCAGCGTATCGATGACGATGTTCTTGATAGTATCATTGCTTTCTATCCACAGTCCACGATCGGAGATAAGGTTACGCGCGTTTGGTATATGTGTGAGGAGGACGACGCTTGGCCCGATAGGATGTACGCTCGTATCGCCATAGATGTGCATGACAACCTCGTACCTATCGCGCACCCACGATATGCTAAGACGTGTCTTAGGATAATGAAGAAGCATGCCGAGTCCCCTATTATGGTTCAAGATGTGTACAAGAACAAGCCGGAACCATTGATAGTTCCGGCAGAGTTGAAGATGTCATACCCAACCTTGTGGGATGGTGAAGCGTTTGTCGAAGACCCTCAGGGTCTACACAGGTGGAGTCACATGAGAGAGGTTCACCTGTGAAAACTGAACACGTAGAGCCTCATCAGCTTGGCTGGCTTCGGCGTCCTGAACTCGATTATGATAAGGTCGAAGTTTGGGAGCGCCCCGACGGAAAGCTGTTTGCACACAGGGTAGGCACGCGGCTTTACTTTGTTGTATATAAAGGTCCGGTCGATGAGTGAGCTGACGCCTATGATTAGGGCGTTCCTGTTCGAGGCAGGAACGCAAGGCCGGACGCAGAGAGAGGTCTTCAAGCGGTTCCAGTACATTCCTCAGGAAGAGTTGTTAACGGAGCTGCACGCGCTTTGGTCTGAAGAGCGCGTGCAGCGGTTCTCGGTCAAGAAGACTTTCGTGTGGCGTGCCACAGATAAATTTAACGTGTGACTCACACTACATCAAGTCAGGGTACATGAACGGTGACGGCTCGGATGGTTGATCGAACGGTTTAAGGTCTTTTAGCCTGATCTCCTTGCCGTACTTTGCAGACATAGCAGTCTCGACGGCTCGTCGAACGTAGTTGATAACTCTGAGGGCCTCGAACTGCTTCTTCCTATAGAAGTTCACGACTTGTTGCCGATCGGTGGTGTCGATGCCGGACTGCTCAAGTTCCTCCTTGGCGTCAGGTTCCATTTCACGCTGCCACCGATCATAGGTACCATGGTTTACGTCTTTAAGGCGTTCGAGTTTCTGTGTGGCTGTTCCATAGTTTCGCCACAGAGATTTGAAGCCTATGCCCCCTTGGTCCATACCTTTGACCATGTTAGGGCTTTCCTTCATGTATCGGTTATAGAACTCTTGCATATACTCGTTGTAGAGGGGATTGATTGGCATGCCTTGTTGTAAGCCAGGATTGCCTGGACTGAGCTGTTGGAGTCCGTACTGTTCCTGCGCAGCTATACCACCACCAGTACTCGCAGGCTTAACGCCGATCCGTCCCTCGTTGACTGTCCATTTCTTGAAGAACCGTGAGAGGTCGTTGAACTCCTTCTGGTGTTCGAACACTTCCTTTGATAGGTCGGTGACGTTCGACACGTCAGGTAACGTGCCAATGAGGTCACGGAGGATCGGTGTCTTCCTAATGTTGATGTCTCTAGCCTGCTTCATACCGTTGTTCACAGCATTCCACCAACCACCCTCTGACTGTGTTGCTGCTGCATAGAAACCACCGAGTGACTCGGCCACACCGCCGAACATTGCGCGGGTGGCCAGTTCGAGGCTGGTAGGTAACCCGCCATTCTGATTGAATGGGTCACCCTTTACTGGATAAGCAACACCGCCGAACATACCCTGCGGACCTCGTATACCGTACGCCCCGAATGCTGTGTTGACGATTGGTGGCATTGGAGGAATGACCGCAGTGTCAAGGAACATGTGCGCGGCAATCCACAGGTCTTCGTTCAGTGGGCGTCTTGCTGTTACGTTGTCGGGCATGCCTAGTAGGAAGTGACTGGGGTCATCCTTTGGTATGCCGCTGCCAAGCATGTGGTGCCATGCAATTTCAGCAGCGCGTTTGAATGGGTTGAGTTCGTGGAAGAACGTAATCTCCATAGACTTTTCGACAGGCTGGCCTGGAAGTGGAACGGCGAAGTTCATCTGTCGATTGAACGCGCTTCGACCATTCAAAATCCAGTCGACATAGCTACGTCCGTTAGGATCACCGCCCTGAGCGTCAAGGGCCTTGGCGTAGTAAAGTAGCCCAACCGCAGGAGCCATGGCATAGAGCGCAGTGCTTCGTGTGAATCGCACAGGGTCATGGAGGAAGGCTTCGCCGATACGCTTAGCGCCTTGCAGTGTAGGGTTCCACCACGGAATTGCGTTCTTGCCTATGTTCTCAGCGGTCCAGCCATAACCTTTGACTAGTGTATGTGCAATCCTTTGAGTCATCGATCCATCAGTTTCGAATCGAATGGGTCGTTTGTTGCTGTCCCGACCAACGTAGTACTCGCCACCAACTCGAGGGTCACCTGTCAGACGGCGAGCACGCAGGGCTAGGTCGGGAGCCGACTCGGTCCCTAGGTTTCGTTTGACAAAGTTGAAGGCTGGTCCATTATGGATCGACTCGATAGATGCTTTCCAGGCATTCCAGAAGTGCTGCGCTCCACGAACCGTGTTGCTCGCCGCTGCATTAGCGTCGAACCACTTAGTAACGTCTTCTAGCCCCTTAGCGCGCGCTTGCTGTTCGAGGACACTGCCGCGATGGGAGCCTGCTGCCTTGAGCTGGGCGTACACGCTTTCGTCGTAGACAACGGCAAGGCGCTTCGATAGTCCATCCATCCAGCCCTTACCATAGATTTCACCAAGCATTCCTGCACTACCGTTCTCGAGGCCGCGCGAAATCGATTTAGCGATCTGAGGGATCAGTTGCTGAGGAATGGCAAGCAATGTTCCGACGGCCGTCGGTGCCTTGAAGCCTTGTTCTGTAGTGAACTTGGCAATCCAGTATGAACGGATCGCGCTGGTGACGGCGAAGTTAGGCGCGAGTACGCCAGTAGTCGTACTCTCCAACATGCGCTTGGTCGAATGAAGGGCGTTCCCTCCCCATCCAGTGATTGTGGTATGGTCAAGGCGCAGTACGTCGGCTAGGAAAGGATCGGTCGTGTAGTATTCTGTTTGACCTCGACGTTTAAACGATACGACGTTCTGCTTCCAAGAGGGGTTCTCGGCTAGTTGCTCCTTGGTCACTTCCACGAATGAGTCGGGATTGCGCTTGCGCATTGCGTCGACGTATCGACCGACAGCCTCGTTGTCAAGGCGCTCCTTGATAAGTCCGCGTGCCATGTCTGCCTGCGACTCAATGGCATTGGCTCCCGTCTCTTTTCCACGAAGGTTTCCGAGAGCGTTCGGGCGTGAGCTGTTTAGGAAGGCTTGACTGCCGTCATCCATGGCAGGTTTATTTGGGTCGAGATGCTTCTTCGGAACGGTACCGTATTCGCCGCTAGCTTGAAAATCGCGGATGGCTTTGTTCCATCCTTGGTTGGCTTTTAGCATATCTCTGAGGCCAGGATCAGCACGCTCCAAGTCTGAGATTGCTTTGGTTACGTCGTCGATAGTCTGGCCTTCAAGCGTCGGCGGTCCTGCCTTAGGAGTCTTTCCCTCAGCAACCTCGTACTTGCGCATCTGAGACATGAGCGTGAGTTCGTCTGCTCGGTCCCACAGCTTAAGATAGGTATCTGACTGGGCCGTTGACTGCCTTGCCATATCGTTCAAGGCAACTGGCGCATTGAACCGGAATGATGGCGTTTCCATCCTGGCGGTTTCAACAGCGCTATCTGCAAGGGCACGCCCCCCTTGCCGAGTCGTGATGCGGAAGTTCTTATCGAGGCTATCGACTACCTCTTCTGGGATGCCGTTACGCTCAGCGATTCGAGCAAGGGGAGCATTGATATCATCGGCAGCACGGATAGCATCACCAAGCGTGCTCGTTGCAATGGTTCCAGGGGCAGCATTGGCAACTTCGCGTGCTGTTCCTGCCTCGACTGTACGAACCGCAGGAAGCTCTGCCCTTGAGAACCTAGCGAAAACCTTCGGTGCGAGAATCATTCCGACCAGTGTGCCACCAACGACTCCCATAGCCTTGTATTCAGACTGCGAGGTCTTCTGCATACCTGCGACTGACTGGAAGATTTCCATGGCAGTCGGGGAGTAGGTACGTGCTGCGATCTCCTTCGCGACCCAGGCGTTCTCCACTCGTTGTGCGAAAGCCTCGTCGGACTCGGCACCAACACGTTCGCCTGCTCTATTCAGTCGCCCCTTGCCCTGGCTCAGTTTGGGTGGTGTGGTTGTACGCATGTCTGGAGGAGGGATTGTCATTCCCTCTGGAACGGTAGGAGCCTCAGCGCCTTTCTTTTGTCTGTCTGTGTGAGTCACACTAGGTACAATTGCCGACCCCGGTACGACAGTTGAGCCTGGGATCGTGGGGGCGGATATGGTTGGTGCGCCTGGTGTCGGAGCTACTGCCACTGGTGGTCCTGACAGCGCCGATGGAGGCTTAGTGGTTCCTCGAGATTCAGCAAAGCCAGCCTCGGCAGGAGTCGTGACTGAAGGAATGGGTATCTCACTGGTGTCGAGTGCCGTTAGACCTGCTCGCGCAGCGACACCGGTTAGAGTAAGACCTGCTGTAGTCAGGGCGCCTTTCATTGGCATGAAGTATTCGCCGGTCCAGACACCTGCCTGTTCTACAGCGGTCTCAGGCTTCAAGCCTGTGGTGCCTGTCACGGTCTTAGTAAGTCCTCGCGTACCTTCCGCAAGCTCGTTGAGGTAGTCGGCGACGTTCTGCATCGTCGAACTCTCCTCGACTGCCTGCATGCCACCCACGTGTCGAGCAGAGCGCGGTACGTCCTCCCGTGGAGTATTTGCCTCGATGCCTGCAAGGAATTGTGCTCCTGCGGCTGGGAGCGAGTAGACCAAACTGCCAAGCTCAGCGGCTTTCTGTCCTGCAAATCGTATCGGCCGCGTCATTTTATCCAGAGTCTCCATCGGAGTCTCTGGCTTGAACGGTCCTTCTTGTTCACGAGGAAAGAAGTCGGGCTCTGTGATCGGACGGTCGTGTACTACGCCGCGACGGGTTCGAAGCGCAGCGAGTTCGAAAGGGTCAGTCGTTGCGTAGTCTTCCATCGGCCCACGAGGCACAGGCTCTGGAAGAGGATCGGGCTCGGTAATAGGCTGAGGGATGACGACAGGTTGCTGGTCGAGATCGTGCATCTCCGTGAGGGGAGCAGGTCGAGGGAAACGCTGAGCCGCCAGGACGGGGTCACCGGCTTCTGGTGGAGCGCTAGGCTCTGATAGTGTTGTGTCGGGTGTGTAGTTAGGATCGCCCCACTCTAGCAACATTCTAAGCTGTTTAGCCTTCTCGTCTTCTTCGGGACTGAGGAGTGCCTGTAGCTCTTCCTGAGCGTCAGGAGGCGTGAACGAGCCTTCAGGGCCTCGACGAGCTGAGCGGAATGCCATTCGTGTGACTCACACTAACGTTGCTGGGCGAGAAGCATCTGAATGAGCTGTTCGGGTGTCATTCCATTGCTTGGCATTGGGCGGTTGGCTTCTTGGACAGTCTCGATTGGACGGCTTCGCTGGGCTGTAGCAGTCATTTGGTTCAGAATGTTAGCGATCCCCGACTGGGGATCAATGAACTCCTCGAGAGGAGCGTTCTCGAGTTCGCCAGTTGGAAGATCAGGCATCAGTATTCTCCCTCTGCGGACTCAGGTGGGCCAGACGATTCGTTTTCATCAGCTCCAGCCTGAATGTCTTTCGGAAGATTCTCCTGGCCCCAGTATTGGACGAAGGCCTGAATGTTCTCTGGCGACGGGTTGGCTTGAAGAGCGGCTTGGTCATCCTGTAGGTTCTCCCACTTCATTCCGCTGCCAGGAGGCGGACCGCCTTCAGTTCCAGGAGCGGCACCCATGGCTCCTTGTACCTGTGCTAGCATAGCCTCGTCAGGCTGCATCGGTGGGGGCGCTGGCGGTCCTTGGTTCATAGGCATGCCCGGGGAGCCGCCTCCTCCCTGCTGCGCCATCATTTGAGCGATAAGTTCGTTCGGATCACCGGGCATTAGAATCTCCATGGAGTGGCGTAATCGCCATATGGCGAAGACGTATAGTCATAGGCTGCGTAAGGCGTATTGGGGTACGGCGGGCCTAGGGAACCAGAGTACTCGTCGGGATACGCGCCACCAATAGACGCGGCATCTTTTCCGACTAGCTTTGAGTATGGATGGTCTGAAGGATAGATGCTGCCGTAGCTGCCACTGGAACCTGAGGCATTTCCGTCTGAGTCGTAGGTCGCCCCTGTGGTCCCACCGACTGTGCCTTTAGTCGCGGCCTCTTTTCCAGGCATCAGCATCTTGGCAAGGCTTAGGAAATCAGATGACTTTGGTCCCTGCGCATCGGCCCTGCCTAGGTTTGCAGCGGCAGCATTCGCATTCGAGGCTCCTGACCCGTAGAGAGTGGTCATTAGCTTGTCGTAGTCGGACATGGTGCTGAGCTGCTGTTTACGACCCTCCGACTCTAACCCGACGATGGTTGAACCTGTGGGATCGACTGGAGCCACGTAGTTCGCTGTATCCTCGAACTGTTTCAGAGCAGGCAGGTACTGAGAAGTATGGCCAGCCTGACGTTTCAGAGACTCGTCGAGCGCAGAGCCACGAGCCTTGAGCATCGTCTCGGCGAGTTGCTGCCCAGGAGTTGGTCCCCTATCAGTCTGGCTTAGGGTCGGGAGGTTGCCTGCTGTACGCGTGCCCCAGCGATCCATCAGAGTGTTAAGCTGACGTTCGCCGGTGCCCTGGGCTTGGTTGAGTAGGTTGATTATTTCGGCGTAGCTTTCGGCTTCCGATTTAGGCTTTTGATAGAGATATTCGCCTCTGAGTCGATCATAATCTTGGGAAGCCTGTGCACCCCGAGTCTGAGCACGCCCCTGTCGCTCTTGTCCTTGATCGATAAGTCGCTGTTGGGTTGGGGAGTAGCTGGTAACCCATCGTCCTTGGTTCGGGTCATAGTAGGTTGCATTCCCAAATTGATCCGTGCGTAGTGCACCAGCCATACCTAATGCGCGTTCACGCTCTGCGCCAGTGTTGCCCAGAGCCTCATACAGCTGAGACATCTGAAGGGCTTGGTTCTGCTTCGCATCCTGACGAGCCTGCTGGCTCTTCAAGAAGTCAAGCACCATACCGGCTGCGGCAGTTCCCGCTGAAATCGGATCAAAAGGCATAGCTGCCTCCGGTGTGAGTCACACTAAAATACGGTCGAGGTGCGCTTCTGGACAGGCTTCTGACCGGAGAATGGATCGTTCGGGTCTTCGGACGACGTAACAGGGCCAGCCACAGCGTTAGGATCGAAGGGAGTGTTCCCAGCGCCTTGGGCACCACCGGCGATTGAGGCAAGTGCGCTTGTGTCGAATAGATCGCCTGGAACACCTGCACGGAACATGTCCGCGAACTTGGAACCGAAGTCACCAATTGACGACTGAACCTGTGAGCTGTACGGGTTGACATCAAACGGATCACCAACTTCCAGCGTGCTTGCCCTCTGACGTCCAGTATTGGCGATGTCACCGAGCTTGCTGCGCTCTTGGTCGAGTAACGTCTTGCCGATATCTTGTAGCTGAGTGCGTACGCGAGAGCCTTGAGTGTCTAGTTCTTTAGCGCCAGCCCCGTATCCAGTGTCTGTGATGACACCGCGCTTACGTAGGTTGTCTAGGTAGCTGGTCGCCTTGCCGTACTGCTCGTTGTAGATGTCCCCAGCCAGAGGGTCATCATACGTATCTGGTAGATAGGTCGACTCGAAACCTGGAGCGAACGTCGTGTCAAGCTGTCTATTTGCTGCGCTTCGTGTCGCCGTTGGATCTTTTGCAGCAATTGCAGCTTCTTTGGCCTGTTGATCAGCCCTGAGCTGGTTCAGATAGTCGAGCTGCATCTGCATTTGACGGTCTGAGGCTTGCTGTGCTGCAACGGCTTGAAGTCGAGCTGCCTCTGCCTGCCGCTGACGTACTGCCTCGGGGTCTTCGCCGCCGCCGCCGAATAGTGAACTGAGCCAAGACATGATGATCTCCTAGAAAACGGATGTTGAACGCTTCTTCGATGGAGGAGGCGAGCCAGACTCGTCGAGGCCAGTGGATAGTTTCCCGCCTTCAACTGCGTACGGATCGTATGAAACGTTATTCGGACTCCGTACACCGCCACCCGCCGCAGCAAGACCACTAGTGTCGTATAGACCGCCTGTATCACCTACCGCGGTTGTGTACGAAGACGGAAATGCCGCTAGGAACTGCGCAGCCTCAGTATTGGCTCTGTTATAGTATGGACTAGGATCGAAAGTTTCACCTGACTGACCACTTGCAGCAGAGAACCCTTCGTTCGCAAAACCTCTGAGTTTTGCTCTTTCGTTCGCAAGCAATGTGTCTCCGATGCCAGATAGCTTAGTGCTAACGCCTGGGTCTTGTGCTGTTATGGCTGCGAGCCCTGCATCTCTGCCAGAACTTGAGAGCGTCCCTCGCCTGAACATGTTGGCAATGAAATCCTGTGCGGAGCCTCGAGCTTTGTTAGTTATTGAGGTTGCGGTCGGACCATATGCTCCCGATGGCACGAGTGTGTTTTCGAAGCCCGTAGGCAGGAGTGCCTGAAGCTTTGCCTCGGCTGTAGGTCCGCTATATGCTGGCGGTGCAGGATTTGACGCCTGAGCGGCAGCGATCTGTTGAGCACTCGTATCCGGGGTCGGTGCGTCCAGAGGCTGACCTGCCTTAGGGTCTAGATACGCGATCTTGGCATAGACGGCAGGGTTCTCTCGACGAAGATTATCGAAATATGCTTGTTGCTCTGACGGAGAGTCGCCAGTAGATGTAACTTGTTGGCCGAAGCTAAGACCTACGGGCATCTGCCCCTCCTATCGAGTCGTGTGAGTCACACTAGCCTTGGATTGATCCCGTGAGCCAGATATTGAAGTACACAGTATAGCTACCGGCGTAGCCCGCAGGGTAAAATGCATGGAATCCTTCTGTGTAATCAGCAACGTCCCGTGCCGATATGTCTAGGCTCCACCCTATATTAGGGCTGATCTGATAGGCGTAACTTACCAACCCAGCACCGGCAGTCGTTAACTGGTCTATTGCGAAGCCTCCGTACCAGCCAGCTGGTCCTGTATCAGCCACCCAGGCGTACCCAATCGCACTCAAGTCACAAGCTTCATCTCCCCAAGTGAGGAAGTAGCAATAAGAAGCGCCGTTTATGGTTGTCCATGATCCTACCCCAATAGTGGTATTGGTTCCTGGACCTTTTATAGGTCGCGATCGTCGGTTGAACCAACTGAGTACAAATCTGTTCTGCGGATTGTCTATGAACGTTGTGGCTCCGTTAGCGGTCCGGATCATTCCAATTAGTGTACGTGTGTTGTCGCCGCTCTTGATCTCCGTCCCTTCATTGGTCAGGGCAACGCTTGTCGCGTGTCCCGTAAGTGAGAAGTCAGCCGTGAGCACACCAGCATTAGAGAAAACATAAACATAGTACACTGTGGCTGCTCCAAGGGACTGACCTGCAACGCCATTGACATACGCATTGGAGTTGGTAAGTCCAACAATTCCAGATGTAGGAATCGGGACTAGAACCCCATTGATCTTGATGTGCCCACCATTAAATGGTGTGAAGCTCAGCTGCGTAGGGCTTATATAGCGCAGCCTGCCACAGTTTATCGACGGAGAAACAGTCGAGCCTGTTGGTCCTGTCGGCCCTGTCGGGCCTACTTCGCCTTGCGCTCCTGTAATACGGTGTCCGGCGAAGTATGTATTGGCTGCCGAGCCATCAATAAATGCAGCGCCGCCAGTCGACACGTACGCGAATGCTTCGTAGTAGTCGGTTCCACTCGCTATGTCATCTACACTAACCTGAGCAGTCACGATCCCGCCGCTTGAGGCGACATCTATTCCAGACTTGAGGGACACACCATTCTTGTAAATACCGACGGCTGCTACACCGCCAACTGCAATAGCGCCATTCACGACCATTGAGGCAGTAAGGCTTACCAATCCCGTCGGTGGCGTCCAGCGACTAATCGCAGGGTCGTAGCGAGCGCCTTGATCATATTCCTCGGTACCAAACGACATCTTAGTGTATACTTGATTAGGAATACCAGTCTGATTCGTGCCACCCTTAGATGCTCTGAACCCAACTTCAGCGAGGCCCATCGTGACGACGCCGACCTCACCGAGAAAGGCGCCCATGAGAAATGTACCAATCCCTCCGAGGATTGTAGGAGTACCCGCAGAGGGTATATACGCCCACATCTCGTAGTAATCAGTACCGTTTGCGATGTCATCGATACTAAGTGTGGCTCCTGCCGCTGTACTGGGAGAGTAAAGATTAACTGATCTAAAGCCTGATCCGTTCTTATAGATCGAAATAGCCACGAACGTATCGATGGTGTGGCCTGCAACATCCATCCCGCAGTCGATATGGATTTGCCCTGATGGCGGCGTCCATCGACTATTAGCTGTATCGTAAAAGCTTCCAGAGTCGTATAGCTCGGCTCCGAACGTAACCTTCGTCCATGTGGCTGCGGTGAGGCTTTGCGTTACACCGTTCTTGTGCGCACTGAACCCAATGGCATCGCCACCCGCAACACCCGCAGAAACAATCAACTGCTCCGTACGCAGTGGAGTCATCAGCTGCGTGTTATTCGTACCTGCTGTAGCCTCGGCTTGTGTCGCGATTCGAGCAGTAATCCCTTGACCGACACGCAAAGGCGTCATTATCTCTGTGTTGTTCGTGGCTTCCTGTGCTTGTGCCACCGTTGCAATACCAGGGGTAGGGCTTTGCGCGGTGATTGCCTGTGCAGTTCGCAGCGGCGTCATGTACTTATTGTTATCGGTACCCTGCTCAGCCTCTGTCTGTGAGGCAGCGATCACCGCAAACGAAGTCCAGTAAGTGGGGTGCGCTGCAAATTCCTGAGCAAACGTTGGGGCGATTGCTGCATTAGAACTTGTGTGTGCAACAGCACAGGAATACAACGTGCCAGTGCTAGGATCGATTATGAGATCACCAACCAAATAAGCGTGATCGTTCAGCCACTGGTTAGTCTCTTGGGCAACGATCGCAGTGAAGAGTGCCTGGTCGATTGACTCCATTGCAGCAGCGAACTCGGCGTGCCAAGGCTCCGATAGGAAGTCGGGAACGGCAAGATGGAAACGCGGTGTGTATGATAAGGTCATGTGTGACTCACACTTGGTTAGCGTTTGAACTTGCCGCGAGAAAACAAGAACGACATATTCACCAGCTCAAGATCGCCTGCCTCGTCTCCGACTATAGCAATTTTCAGTGTCTTAAACTTAACAGGGAACTTCCATAGTCGAGGATCGCCACTGCGTCTTCCTCCACCATAAGGGCCTGCGTCATAGCCGAACCCTGGCGCCTCGTTTGCAATGAACTCTGTAGACAAACAAGGCTCGAAGACAACCTCTCCTTCGTGATTCTTGTACAGGTTATCCACGTACGCTCTGACTGTAAACTGAGCATTGCCTTTAGTCGCCATAGAGATGAACCTGAGGAACTTGACCGACATTGGATTTTTACTGTCAAGCCATGGCAGCTCCAACTCGAAGTCGATCGACACGCCTGTATACTCTTCCCAACGAGGATTGAAGAGGATGGTCGTTCGGTCATCTTCGAAAGTTGCAGGCAACGGTGAGCTTGTATGTCCGGCTATGGCCTCGAATGTTTTCCCTGTAACTGGATCAAACGCGATACTTCCTGCCTCGTAGAACGTTGAGTTCGACCACGACGAGTCACGGTCAAGCACTCGATCCTTGAAGTATTCCTCTCCTGCGAACACCTTGTTCCCATGCTGATACACACGCAGACCATCAGCGTAGAACACTCTACCAAGGAACGTCCTGCATCCGCATTGTACGTTAAGGCCACTGAACTCGGACCACGCGCTGTACTTTAGCTTCGTACTGAAGCTGTAAGTAAACACTCGTCCACCAGGCGTGAAGAAAAGCATGTCGTGACCCAGAGGGTCGTAGATCATGAAGCATTCTTTTTGTTGTTGATCGTCTGTTAGAGCCCCAACGGTCTGCCGAAACGGTGGTTCGATTCGCTCACTAAGCGACTGGCTTTCCAGAGTGCCCGAGACACTAAGCAGGTTCCGTCTGGCGCTGGCCATTCCCCCAAGACCAGCGAATAGTAGATCGTTCTCCACTGGCGCGACGCACCGATGCCCGAGTACGCCAAACGTCGGCATTGTATCGGGGAAGAATGGCTCATGTACGCCTGCGGCATTGTACGTTCCCAACTTCACAATTACCGTTTGGTCTTGAAAGAACACTAGCAGGTTCGACCTGAAGCCTGCTACACCCCGAATCTCGATGGCTCCTTGAGGAGCGAAGGCACCGACATCGATCTCGATTGAGTCGTTAGGTACTGGGTCGTGAGGAAACGTCCCAGCGGTCCCAACAGCAGAAACGAAGATCGTTGTTGGCTGTTGCACGGACGGTGCGCCGTACGGGTTGATATTGGCTATGCAGTGGTAATTCGACACCACACAGCCAAACTTGCCAATTGGAACGTTAACGTTGCTTCCTGTGGCTAGGTCTTGCAGATATTTGACAGTGAAGTCATCGGCTATCGTAATCGGCTTATCCTTGCCGTTGTGAATGATCAGTTCGCGTTTATACGTTACGAAATTGACTAGATCGAGTCCCGTACTCCATCCAGCGGGCGCTCCTGGCAGTGCAGCAGCAATTGTCGGGTTCCATATTATCTTCTTACTTCCGTCGCCCCCGATCACTATGACTGCGCCGTTAGAGAGTACACAGATCAGCCCAGCGGCAAAGTACGTCATATCGACAATTCGCGCGCCACTCCCCGCTATGCTCGATAGGTCAGCGAACCATTTCGAGCCGTATCGAATCTTCTGCGTACCGCCAGGAGTGCGTCGAAAGTTGCGAACCTTAACGAGGTAGGTTGACTCCATTTGTAGATCGGTTTCGATGGCGTTCCAACCACCACCGAAACCGCGCAAAGTGATGTTTTCTAGCCTGTTCTTCGCGGCTGGTTTCATCGCCTTTGGAAAAATGGAAACATTCATGTGTGAGTCACACTAGCGTTCGTGCCAATAGAATGGGATACTCGAGTCGCCCGAGACAGGAATCGGATGACTAGCCAGTGCCGACATTACGTCTTTATACTTCATCTCCATCAGGTTACGAACGGTGTCTGCTGCGCCGGCGTTTAGATCGTCTCCCGATAGCGTCATGAACGCAGTTGCGTACACGAGCATATCGGTGTCGAGGTAGAATATCTGTTCCCAGTCAAACGACACCTCAGGGGGGACTAGGGGGTAGACCTTTGCCAATACGTTTACGATCCCTATTGACGTCAAAGGATAAATCTGAATCTTCTTCCTGGCGTAGTCTGGATCGGTTACGTCGAGACTGGTCCAGTACGCAGGTCTAGCGTTACTAGTATTCATGGTCGCAGGGTTGATACGCGCAGGTAGTATTGGAAGTGGATGCGCACTCTGGTCTGCGTGTACTGCGAGAAAGTCTTCAAAGTCCTTAACCTGCTCGAATGGGCTTGTTACGGGTTTTCCTGTCGCTCCATTGAGCGTAACGGTGAACCACTTGCAGTACTGTCTCCACGAGTATTTCTTGAACATCATATTGAAGGCTCGAACAGCATCGGCCTTCATCCGGTCGTCCTCGTACATCTGTACGCCAGGACCAGTCACCTCACCGACAACGGTGAGTGCAGCGTTTACGATCTCGCGTATAGATGCACTCACCGCCGTCCTCCTCACCCGTGACTAGTAAGCCAGATGCCTGATACCGAGGAGTCCACCGTTGCCTGCGGCGTTAACAGTCGGATCACCGATGTGGCTAGTTTCGTAGTTCAAGACACCGTTTGGGGGTGTAACCGGCGTGTACAGGCCTCGAGGATCGCCTGTAGTCGCTGTTTGGGGATCAGTCAACACAGCCGCAACTGAGGCAGTGTTGATCTGAGCGAAGGTCATAATTGTCGTGCCTTCCTTTGCCGTTGTGATTTGGCCCTTCCACGGTAGACCAAGCGACAAGCCAGAGCCAATCGCCACCGTGATTGTATTGGTGGCCAGTGTGATGAGCCTAGTTCCGAGAACCCAGCCAAACGCCTTCAAGCCAACGAGTGCAGTTGACGCCGCTGCTGAGCCCGTGAAGCGTTCATACATTGGCTGACCAAGATAGTCAGCTCCAATAACGTCTAGAACGTTCGCATTGCCAGGAACGCCGGACGGAGTGACTGTGATGGTCCTGCCATAGCGTGAGTCGAGCTTAAGCGGCGTCGAAAGGTACTGAATCGTGGTCAACGTCCCACCGACACCGGCAGTGATAAGGGTCGCCAACGGACCGGCGGTTGCCGGAATGCCGTGGGTGAACCTTCCAGGCCCAAGGTTGATTACCGATGTGCCTAGTGCCATAGCCGGAACGTACATGTTCAAGCCAAGAGCGAAAGCCTGTCTATCTTGTAGCATAAGCGCCTCCTTATACGGCCGAAACCTGTTCAGGCTCGATCTGTTCCGGCATCAGGACCGGACCAGTTTTTGCTGTGGCAAGCCTGATGACCTGCTTTTCCATCGACTCCATAGCCCCTCGACGAGCATCCTCGTTCTGGGACATGAGCATACGTCCGATGGGACTATTCGGATCATTCAGCCCTTGCAGGTTGATGATCGGTGGCATACCGTCAAGACCGTACTGACGAAGGGTCTCCTTGTCCTTGCACCGAATGACGTGCCCACGAGGAAAGTAGACGAGATAACCTGCTGGTTCCTCGACCATCTTCGTCTTGAGTCCGTCCTTCTTGGTCCAAGTAGTAACCGGCCGTTTCACGGTGCCTACGCTCTGATGAAGGTCGACGACCACATAGGCGAGCCGTGCGCCATTTGCTGATGTTGTTAGCATGTGTGACTCACACTAGTTGGTCAGATATGCGTGAGTGCGGTATTGGCGCCAGCTACAGAGCTGGCCTTCCCATACAACACGGCGGCCGGTAGCATCGGTGTCCCACGGTGCTACGAGTTGCTTGATCTTCATGTTGACACCACGAAGCACATGCAGCGTCAGGTACTCCTCGTTGACGAAGTAAGCGACGTTCGGCGGGAGCTTTTCGTCGAACAGGAGAGGGACGCCGTTATGAGTGGTTCCAACGATACCGAGGTTGACCAGTTTCTTGCCAGTTCCAGTCTCGTTAAGATTGATGACAGCTTTGTCTCTCGCAGCCGCTTTGTGCATGCGATAGATGTTGCGTCCAGCAAAGATAACGGTAGGCTTCGGAGATGCCTGTCCATCGCTACCTCGATTCAGATCGAGTTCGATTATGTCGTCGAAGGCTTCCTCGATGTTTTCGGGGGTAAGGGTTCCGGCAAAATTGTAGCTGGAGGTCCGCCACTGGGGCTCGGCAGCCAGGGAAATACCTCCCACGGAGCCGGTGGTCGGATCGGCAGGGATGAGGTTCCCAAGCCCGTTTGGGTCGGTGCCGGTCCCAACGGATGTGTGATATGTGGCAAACTGTCTGGAGATGGACTCGTCAAGGGCCATGATTTTTCCCTTGAGGATTTTGAAGATGGCAGCTCGTCCTTGGTTTTCATCTTCTTCCTGATCCGAGATGATCAACGAGCCTACGACGCGACTCATGCTATATGCAACGGTCGTGAACTCGTTGGTTTGGTTAACAGGGACTTGATCGTAGTACTGCATCGAGGTTACGTTAGGGTTCAGACCTACGATGATAGGGTTGGTGATCGACGGACCACCATCCTCGACCACAACCCTCTTTTTAGCATGTAGATAAGCGCTGACGGTCCCAGAGATCGCTGAAGCCATGATGAGCTTTGCGCGACTCCGTGTCAGCATCGAGTTGATCACGGTGTCAAGTGCGGGCATTTTAGTCTCCAGTGTGAATCACACGAGGGTTAACGTGTAAGACCTGCTCGATCCATCACATCCTTGAGGATGGCATCGTAGGAGTCTGTCACGGGTGCTAGGTCGGACGATCCGTTTGTGGCCGGAATGCCACGACCTTGCGGGAGACTTCGCGGTTGCGAGTTCTGGGATGGACGCCGCGCTTGCGGGTTCTGTGCGAAATGGAGCTGTATTCTGGCCCAAACCTCGCCCAGAGTCATGCCTGGGAACTGCTGGAGGGTCTGGGTAAACACCGGAAGGTATTGTTTAGCCTCCGGGTTCTGGTTGAAAAAACCATCAACCTGCGTCTGTATCTCGGTGAGACGCTGTTGCTCTTGCGTCTTTTCCCGAGCCTGTCGTGCCTCGGCTTCTGTACGCTCTCTAAGAGGATTGACTGCTGTGCCGATCTCCTGCTTAATCATGTCTACGAGAGACTTAGGATCGACACCACCGGGCGTAAGCCCGAGTTCAGCTACATTTATACCATTAGTTGCGGCCCTTGTCAAGATGTTTTTTAGTGCCTGCTGTGGATTGTCGCGTAACTCCTTGAAAAGCCGTAGAGCGGTTAGGTGCTCACCCTGATCAAGGCCGAATTGCTTCACGGCATTGACTTGTGCCTGAGCCTGTTGAAGTTCACGATGCAAACCTTGTCCAATCTCTACGGCCTTCTTCAACCGACCCGTTACGTCAGTCAGTTGTCCGTGTAAAGTCTGCGCCTGCCCACGAGTCTTATGCAGGTCTTGATACATACGAGCTTCTTTACCAGCTCGCGCCACAACGATGCCATCGCCATTAACCAAGTTTCCCTTGTTGTCAGGATGAACTTCGGCATAATTAGGAATCGGCTTCGCACGAGGAGGAGGCTCAAGTCCCGACGGAGGCTGCCTTTGTTCAGTGTGACTCACACGTTGATCAAATAGATCAGGCTCGTCGCGGTCGGCACCACGATCCTCATACCCAGAGCCTTGATCGAGGTCTTCATTTCCACTACCCGAGTCTTGGTCCATACCAAGATCGTCACGAGACAGCCCAAGATTCTCAAAAACAGTATCTTCAGCCGCCTGGTTGGGCGTGGCCTTTCCATTACCAGGGTTCTCAAGTGCCATATTACCGTGCTCCTGTTGATTGTTGTATGAATTGCATGATGTCTTGTGGAGACGCACCCTCTTGATGCATCTGAGTAACCTTCTGCTTCACCTCGTCAGGTGCGGCCTGAGCCCTTTGCATCATCTCTTGTGCACCACCTGCCGGTTGACCAGACTCACCTGCCGCCTGTGGCTGACCTGCTCCGGTAGGCTGACCTTTCTGCATACTCGCCATCACCTCTTGGTCGATACTCGCCCAGTCTTCAGGCTTAATCGCGACTTCGGTAAAGGCTTGTTGCAGCACGCGCAACATAATCTTAGTGACCGAGCCTGGCGCCGCCCGAGCAAATTGACCGACGGCTTGAGAGACTTCGATTGCTTCCTTTTTACGGAAAACACTGTTAGGTTTCTCCATGCTGCCAGCCACAACGTCAACGCTGTACTTCTGGGTGAACGTTTTCACGTCCATTTGCTCCCAGAACTGTGCCATCTGTTCGCCAACCAGACTGGCAACGTCTTCGTTCGTATAGTTCTGTACGGCCAACTCAGCCAGCGAAAGTGCGATATCGGCGACTGTATCTTCGATGATGTCAACCTTAGCACCGACGCTAAGCTTCATACTCTCTTGATACGACTGTACACTCGCTACGTTCGTATTCGTCTTGAACTGAACACCACGCAAGGCATCACTAGTATTCGTAATACGGTTGATCGAGTCGAGTATCTTAGGCTTATCGAATAGCATTTCATACTGCAACGCCGGTGGAGCAAAGGCCTGGATCATGTCTTGGATTTTACCACCTTCACCCGCCTTGACCCCCAGAACTTTTTTGCCTCCCTGTGTATGACCACGGATACCATCGACGAACTTTTCGGCTTCGTCGGAGGTAATAACGTCCGAGTTGTAATAGAAATAATCGAACACGGAACGTCTGATCCTCGCGATCTGACGGTTGATGTCATTGATTTCGTCCTGCTGGTCGAGAATGTAGGCACTCTCACCCACGCCGACGCTTCCACCCGTGTTCATCGTCAGGGCAATAATGAAGTACGGAAAGAACCGCGAGATGCCAAGCGGATCATCCCATACCCAAAGCGGCCATGTCCAGTCATCTGTATGGAATAGCATGACTCGTCGCAGCTTCTTATCCCAGAGCATCTTGCACTCTGTGAAGTACTGATTGATGTACGCTCGACGACCTTCTGCCTCGAAGGCCATTGGAACGTCACCTTGGCCACTCAGCGCAGTCAGGACCATGCCCAGCCCATCGTCACGGGATGCTCCAGAGCCTTCTGCGAACACTGCCTTATGCGTAGGCTTGTAGATTAGTTTCCTGATCGCGTCTTTCTCGGCTTCGTCCTCTTTGAACGTGAAACGTGCCTGTAGACCCGCTGTAGATAGGAATACTGTCTCACACATCCACTCAGCATCGGCTCCATCCGGCTGTTCCGCATACGGATCGATGATCAAGTTATGCGAAAGGACGTTGCTTAGCTGTGGCCCACCAGGCTTAAGCAGTTCCATGCTCGACTCGAGGCTTTCGAGTTGCCCATACAAGTCTTCGACTTCCTTCTGATCCTTTGCCTGGATTAGTGCCTGACTAATACGCTGTACCTCAGCAACAGCAAGTTCAACCGAGTCGTCTTTCTTCGTCCAGTCCAGCTTAAGCACACCAAAGTTAGTCAAAAGCGCATTTCCAGCCGCCTTTTTGATCTTCGGCTTCGCGCTCAGCAGGTTTTTACGTTGAAATATGGCATTTAGCAGTGCTTGAAGGCACTGCGTGAACTGTTCGTCAGCTTTATCGTTTGTAACACACGTAATATCAGGGTTGCGGCTGTAAATAGCAGGCAGCATGATGTTCAGGTTGCTGAAGACGATGTTTTCAGTCGAGTCGCCACGCATGAAGTGGCCACGAGGCGTCTGAATGCTCTTATCTTGACTATGGTTATAGTACCGATAGACCTCCTCCCACACGTTCATGATCTCTTCGTACGCTACACATGCCGCGTCGTACTTATTCTTCCAGTACTTACCGACCTGCTTGCTGACAACGACCTTACTGCCCTCATACACCTGGTACAGGGGCTGAGGCTGTTCCGGCCGGGGCTGATCGATGTTATCTGGATTGAACACATCGGTGCCACTATCCGTCGAACCTTCAACGGCATCATCAGGAGAATAGTTTTGGTAATTCATCGGCATGTTGTGTGACTCACACTTGAATTTAGACACTTCTTACGGCGAAGCCGTTCACACTATGGTTCTTTGCCCTCTGGGTCTCTCTCATCAATCCCAGACATGACTTTTATGTATATTTCGCGGGCCTTTCGATGGCCACGTAGTGCGCGATCTTGGCTCTCTTGATTCGTGTCGGTCATCCAGTTCTGAAAC